AGTTTGAGTACCAGAAATTGTAGATGGTCTGAACCAACCTTCAATTGTGTAATCATCAGTACCAAAAGCAACCTTATCACTGGATGGATATAGTAAGTTAGTAGCAGTTCCACTAAATGCTAGTGATCCAGTACCAGTTCTAAAGATTAATGAGTCAGCAGTAACACTAGAGTTAGTGATCTTAGAGTTAGTGATATATTCATCAACAGTAAAGGTACCAGTAACATCCTTAGAATAGATCCACTTGTTACCAGCATTAGATCCAATAACATCGAATGATGCACCAGAATCTACACCCTTAACGTTATCTTCGAATACGAAGAATCCACCAGAAGACTTATCCTTATAAGCGTGCTTAGTACAACGAATTGTCTCCTCTTGGAAAGCATAAGGAGGTTCAACACGAGTTACATTACCAATAGACCATTGATAAGTAGCAGGATCAGCGAATGAAGGATCTTCTAGAGTATCTGTAATTATGTTGATATAACTTGTAATTGCAGATGCCTGGTTCATACATCCATTTGTATAACCAGACTTATTAGTAGATGGAACAGTACTTGTATAAGCAGCTTCAAATGTTGCAACGGTTCCAGGAGATGCAGTAGTACCAAGTCCAGCGATAATAATATCGCACAAAGTACCAATAGTTGATGCTACACCGTTACAAACAGGTGATCCAGTATCAGCAGTTATAGTATTATCAGTTACCTGAACCCAACCGTGTGAAGTATCTGCTTTAGCAACAGCAACATTCTTCATAATATCGAGTGCCATAGCCTTCGCTTTGGTATAAGCGTCAACCATAGTATCGATATCACCAGTTACAGTACCATACTGTACAATTCTATGACCAGCTTCATAGATGAAATTGTTACCACCGTGAGCAGTGTTATATGCTAATGCTTCAATAACATCTACTATATCAGATAAACAATGGACATCCCCACCAGTTACGGTATATCCTGGGTTCTGTTGCTTGGCATAGTATAAAGATTCGTGAGCAATATACCACTTATTAGCAAGAAGTAAAGATCTAGCGTCAGCGTGACTGTTATCTATAGGATCATACTCATTAGTAATAGTAGGATCTCTATATTGTTGTATTCCAGTGTATAGTGCAGTATGCACCTCATTACGGATACACTTGATCATTAGATCACGTGCAGCATTCATTGTATAGACAACTTGAGGTACTTCACCATCAATATGGTAAACTACTCCATTTTGAACGTACTTGTATGCAGTATCCCAAACTTCAGAGTTACCATCATACTCTAACTGCCAAGCAATAACATTACAGATATCAACGATGTCATCATAGCAATCTCTGTCGTGATTTAAACCAGGAACTGTAAATGAAGGATAGTAGTTCTTCATTATTCCTACTGCTTCCTCAGCAATGAATAAAGCATTCTTACGTAGAAGTAGAGCAGCATCATAGGAACGGTTATCGTGTACCGTTCTCATTGAAGAGTTAGCGAAATAAAGCTTCTTATTTCTAATTGAGTCGCCAACAACGAACTGTGAACCCTGTAGATTCTTATATCTAATCTCTTGGTTCCTTACTTCCTCAAAATCAAGGAAATCTTGGTTATTTGCTGTATCACTGTATAGTTCAGTTGGATTAACAACAGTTTCAGAGATATTATCAAGAATCTTATTCGGGAAGGTAATTGATGGTACTCTCTGGAATACTAGACCAAAGAAGAAGGATGGAGGTGATAAATCAACTGTATCAATAACTTGGTTAGTAGTATCGTCTGTATAAGGAGCAATACTCGTAATCCTTGCTGCAATCTTAGAACGTGCAGAATATATGATATCGTTGAACTTAAGATCGAATTCACCAGTTTCAAATTCAGCAGTACCAGATGTACGTGAAACAACCAATTCGGTAGTTACAATACCATCTACTAAGTTACTTTCTTCAATAATTGCAAAATCAGGTATAGTATCAAGGTTTGTGATTGTTTCACCTTGTTCAAATATAGTATTACTTGTTAATGGAGTTACAGCAGATAATACACCATCAAAACCAGTTGCAGAAGATAAAACATTGTCATTTATCTGGAATGAACCTTCTATATTAACAACATCAATAGAATCTACAAGTGAATCAATTACAATCGCTGTACCTTCATTCTGAAGACTACGTACAATCTTACCTGCAGGAGGGAATATACCACTAGTCTGACTAAAGGTATAACGAGTAATATTGATCTGACTAAAGACTACTTCACGGAATTTGATCCTCGAAGGTGCCTTAGGTGGTTCATCAAATACTATAGTAGGTCCAGAAGTTGTGAATGATACTCCAGGAGACTGTGCAATACCATTGATCAGAACCATCATCTGATCATCAGTTGCTGTGAGTGACTCACCCTCAACAGTTAGAGGGAACTGGGTTTTAATCCCATCAAAGTCCTGAGAGATATTATCTAATTTTTTAACAATAGAGGTTAGGATTTCCTCTGAGTTAGTTAATCTCTTCTGTCTGAATAACACCTCAGTATTATTAAACTGAGTGTATATTGGTTGAGAGTTAGCAAAAGAGGTAATTTGGTTTATATTAGTAGCACTAAAGATATTAACTTCCTTAACTAGGTCAGATACAACCTTTCTTCCTGAAATATCCTTACCACCAGTAAGAGCCAACTCACCAAACATATTGAAACCAGTTGGGTGGTTAGTTTCAAGAATTGACTTCCTCCAATTGTTAATAGGTGTCTGAGACTTAATAACGTAAGAGAAGTTCTGATAGAAGTAAGAGTCCTGAATCTTCTGTACAATTTCTGATGGTTTACCAACGTCATCGATAAATTGACCAGTAGTTGTAGTTAAAGCATCAATATTTAAGGTACCTTTAGCGATTGATAGGTTATCAATCAAACCAGATGCACGAGAAACTTCACCAGTTACCCTTTCACCAACTTTCCAAACACCATCATAGTTCTCAAGTTTAAGAATTCTAGGTCCAATCTGCCAACCTTCATTCTGAGAAACATATCCTACAGCAGTTGCAGTTTCAATGAAACTTCCTTGATATACCTTCTCACCTTGTAAGAAACGAGAAGTTTCTACAACAGCAGTTGCTTTACCACCAAATACCTCGGTGAGTAGTACCTGTCTACCTTCACCCTGTGTTAGGAAGGTAATGAAGTTACCAGATTCAGCATCAACAGGTGTCAATGCTATTCTTAATTGGTCTGGTTCTAGTGAATTTGCCTCACCAGCGATAGCATAGTAAGTAGTATTCTCACTTAAACTAATCAAACCTGCAGAACTTGGTTTTGGTAGGATACCAACGGTAGATCCTAGATCTTCTGCACGTAAGTTAACAGCAGCACCAGATGTAATACCGTGAGGGAAGTTAAACTGTAAATATCCTAAGTCAATGTTAACAACGTAGTTAAATTCTGATTTAAGGGTAACTGTTGGTTCAGAACTGTATCCTGCACCTGGTTCCTTAACTTGAATCTCAGAAAGACGATTATTCTTAACAATAGCAATAGCTTCAGCACCATAACCTCCTCCACCTTCGATTACAACACGAGGAATGCTAGTATATCCAGAACCTGGGTCAGTTATCTTGATTTCTGTCAGAATAGCGGTATTAAATAACTGAAGGTTCACAGGGAAAGTTATTTCAGGTCTCAGTGTATAATCGTGTGAGTAACCGAAACCAAACTCATTATTCTTAAGTTTCTTGATCTTACCAATAGATTTACCTTGTAAGAACACAGAAGCACCTGATCCTTCATCAGGAATGATGACATCTAATACTCCACCAGAACCTTGTAGTAATGAACCTAAGATTCCAGGAATACCATCAATATCAACAGATGCAGTAGTATATCCCTTACCAGCAGATACAAGTTCTACTCCAGTAATTACACCTTCTAATTCACCATCATCAGAAACTGTGATGTTACATAGAGCACCTTCACCGTCTCCATCAATAGGAACGTTATAATAGGTACCATTAATATACTCAGTACCACCAGAAAGTATCTTAATCTTCTCAATTTCTCTGTTAGAGGCAATATCAGTAACGATTGGTAGTTTCTGATAGAATCCACCTGGGTTAACCAGTTTGATAGATGATATAGGACCAACTGCTTTAACAGAAGTAGTAGAGTAAGATGCTCTTGGAATACCAGTTTCTGTATTACCTAATGGTGCAGTTGTGTTCTCTGGCTCACGAAGTAGTGGGAATCGGAATTCCTTCTCTGATGGTATACTAGAAATTGTAAATGTACCCTTATATGGAGTCTGAACAACGTCAATAAAGGAATCTACACCAACTGGATTATCATTAACACCTGTTCTAGATGGGTCAAAGTAGTATGAAATGTTAGTTACAGCGTCTGTAACCAAGAATTTGACCAATGGAGTAGGTGAACTCTCGTCAGTTAGACCAGGAGTACCCTCTCTAATGATGTTTGTGAACGGATATTCTAGTTTATACTGATTATCCTTAGAGAAACTCAAGAAATATCCTAAGTTTGAAGTGTCATCAAGGTCAAATACGTACTGATGACCTCTTACAAAGAGTAATTTAGGATGTTTTGCGTAAATATTGACACTAGCAATCACACCTTGACTGAATACAGGGTCTTGAATCGCTGTAGATCTCAATCTATAGGTAAATTGCCTTGAACTGAACAATTCTTCAACAAAGAATGAACCGTTATACTCATTTGTAGAGAATCCTTCAACAAATATGATCTCATTCTTCTCAAAATTGTTCTTAGTAGTGGAATTAGCAAATACTAAGTCAGTATATGTTAATGCACCTGAAGGGATAATGTCCTTAGCAAGGTTAGCAGTTAAGGTAAACTCCTTAACACCGACTAAATTACCGAATGTTGCTATATTACCTGTTGCATCAACACTAAATGTCAATCCAACAGCGTCAGCATCGATGATATCACCCTTAATGTAGCTAGAATCTTCGTAAATATCCTCAATCTTGATAACATAATCAGATCCAGAGAATTCCTTCCACCTAGCATATTGATCTAAAGTACCAGCACTATAAGAAGTATTGACTAAATCAACGTCAAATGTTCCAGCGACTCTAGTATATACCCAGTTTACGTTACCATCAGAGACAGTTCCTAGGTTATGAACAGGAGCACTAGCACCAGAAGTACCAGCACTAGATGCTGTATAGATCTTTCCATCGTTATATACCTCATCACCTATAACATATGCAGTATTTGTAGTCCACTGAGGAATAGTAGTTGTTACTGTAAAGATGTAAGCAATGTCATTTACATCATTTCCAGTGGATTTGATGAGATCTGTAGTATTGAATGTACCAATGATATTACCAATCTTACAATTATTAGTTCCAACTTCTACGATAGTACCATAAGCACTGATAACATCACTACCACCAATTACTGAATACTGCTGTAAAATATCACCCTTAGTGAAAGTAGCAGGTTGATTGAAGGTAATTGTCTTAACAGCGTCAATACTTGTATATCTTGCATCTCTTAAGTAGAACTTAGGAATAACTGTTGTTGACAGCAATAGTTTCTTACCATTTGGAGTAGGAATGGTTGCTGTTCTAGTAGCATAAGGTTCATCAGTAGAAGTGAACGTATATGTACCTTCAACGTTATTTGAAACAACATCAGCATAATCAAGGATTTGAATACCAGCAGGACCCAATACCCAATCATTTGATGTAGTAGCAAGGGTATTAAAGGTGAAATCGTTGATGGCAGCGGCGTTTGTTACCTGGATACCTGTTTCTACGTTATTAAGAGTATAGGTTCCAAGTTTCGTTTGATCCTTATCAATCTTGTAAGTAAATGCGTGAGTTATCTTAGTACTACCAACTGCCTGAGCAGGAGTAAAGTTAGCATCATACTTAGCAACAGTGGATATAGAAAGGTTATCTAACCATCCACCAATAGATGATACTGTGGCAGGAGTCTCTAAACCAAGAGCTAATGCCTTCTTAATTGCAGTATTAACTGTTGTACTGGTATGTGATATCTCTTCATTACCGTTAATATAAACTTTAAAGGTGTAATTACCAACACCAAGATCCTGTTTAACGTATGCTACGTGTACAAATGCTTCTGCAGCAAATCTTGTCCAGTTAGTAGTTGAACTAGAGAAGAATGTGCTCGATCCAACGTCGAGACTCAACTTTCCAAAATTAGGACTTGTAGAATCACCATCTACAACTAATACGGTAGCATCACCAGTATTAGGAACAATCTTGAATAAAGTTGGTTTGGAACCTTGTGCATTATACTGTGCCTGTCCAATAGCAATATATCCTTCAATTGTCCAACTTGTACCTTGATCAGCACCCCAATCAATTTCTAGAGCATTAGCTCCAGCAGTTGTGGTGACTGATTGTGATCCAAACTTAGCCTTGGACGCATCAATTGCTTCATTACCTGAACCTTTCCAAGCAATAGTAGCAGCATCATTATATGTGTCATCACCAGTAGTATCTGTCTCAAAGTTAAACAATGAGATCTCATTTGCTTCTACCTTATTACCAACAATTATAGTATCAGCAGAACTATCATTAGTAATAGCAGTAGGATGGAATCCAATACCAGAAGTCTCTTTAATAGAAGCTGCTGTTATAACATTATCGGTATTCCAAGAAACCTTCCATACAATAATACGGTTATCATTAAATGCGTATCTAACATAAGCACCAACATCAATATTACCAAATAGGTCGAATTTACATCCAACAGAATGAATTTCTTCAAATGCTACATTTGGAGCAAATATCTTCTGAGCAGCAGGTGTTTGTAAATTAGATGCTAAGAACTTCCAATATGCAACACCAGCAGTCTTACCAGTAGCTACAGTAGTAGCAGTAGCTGTAATGTATACAGTACCATAATCATCTACGGTTAACTTAGGATTAGAGTACCTATAAGCAGTATTGGAGAATTTACGACTCCACTGGACTTCAATAGTAGCAGTATCATAGTAAGTTTCACCAAATACGATATTACCAGCACCTGTTGGATCTTCTATACCAACAAATAGTGTTCTACCAAGTCCAATATATTTGATATCATTTAACCACTCATCACCAGCAGCAGAGGCAATCTTACGTTTTTCTTCTAAAGCACCATCAGTATTCAACAAACCAATCCACATATCACTTGGATTTGGAGAGTTTGTATCTGTAGTACCAGCAACATAGATGAATCCATCTTCATCTACCTGAACTGATGAAACATAATCTCTACGAGTAGATCCAGATATACCAGCAAGTTCTCTCTGCCATTTGATTACAGCAGTTGGATTGTTATTTCCATCAAATCCTGACTCAAACTTAGCAACAACAATATCTGGATTATATGCTAAAGATGCTGTATGAGGAATAGTCTCACCAACAACATATATTGTATGTGGATTTGTGTTAGCAACGTAAATGCTATTAAATATACACTTCTTATCACCTACAGATGGTTGGATAGGTTCCATCGTACGTGTCCACAGTAACCTTCCATCACTGTTGAACTTAGCAATTAAACCTGCAGAATCACCATCAACATCATCTGCTTCACCAACAACGTAGAAAGTACGATCCTCAGCGATGGCGACATCTTTAATTTTTGTTACAGAGTTATTCTCTTTCAAGAATGACAGTGCATATGCAGCTTTCTTATATCTTTGTGGGTGACTGACACGAATCTCTGGTGGATCATCCTTATCATAAGAAGAACCAGAGTTTATAATATTGACGGTATTTACAGCACCAGACTCTTCTCTTACGATGTCAAGTTTGAAATCTTGACCTGCACCACTAATAATCTCATAAGTTGGTGGAATATCCTCAGAATATCCTAATCCTTGCTGTAAAACATCAATCCTTTCAACACCAGCAACAACTTTTACCTTAAATGTCTTATTAGTTGCATCAATTTGAGGAATACTCTCAACAATAACCTCATCACCAGCTCTGAGATCGTGCTCATCAGTTGTTGTTATCTTACCGTAAGATACATCATTTTCTAATGTTGAACTGTAAGATAGGACTTCTATACCCTTAACTGACTCAACTTTAGCAGAAGCACCATATCCACCAGTGTCTGTATTGTCAAAATACAGTTTATCAGTAACTTTATAAGAAGTACCTGGGTTCTCAACAACAAATCCACTGACTTTAGCATCTTCAAACTTAGTAGTAGTCTCAATTTCAATATCAACCTGTGATCTAGTAGAGACTCTAGGGTAGTAATCAAATAACTGCAGTACGGGTTCTTCCGAGATATATGTTAACGCAATCAACTCTTCGGCATCTAATACACCATCTTTGTTTAAATCTTCAATTTCAAATACAAATTCTTCACCAAACTCAGTTACAAGAGTATCAGTTGCTTTGTTTGGTTGTCTTTCAACGTCAATATCAACATCCTCGAAAGGATCACGGAATCTAACAACACCTGATGGTATATTAGTCTGTATAGCATCCTGACTATAGTTCCACTTATCAGGTACAGAGTAAAGTTGAGGACCACAAACATATGGGAATACAGGTAAACCTGCTTCAGATGCATCGATAGCAACGAAATAAGCGTATACACCTTCAGGATATTCTGGTGTCTTACAATATCTACCGTTATATTGGTCTAAATCACCATTCTGGAAGACATATTCATAGTCTTCAATGAAAGTACCAGCAGCATACTCACTTAATAAAGGACCATCTGCACGAACTGGATTTGGGTTCGTTGCTTGGTCATATATTAATGCTAATTTAATTCTATATGATGATACTATCCTCTTAATACCAGAAGACTGATCATCTGCTTTAATATAACCATAAGGACCGTAAATTGGATTTCCATCAAATGCCCATCCTATAATTGGTGAATGTGCTAATCCAGACTCTAATTCTCTAAGATTGCCTGAACTAGGATCTCTGTATACGTTATCACCAAGAACAAATCTTAATTGCTTAGGATCAGATACGTGAGCATATTCACCACCATATTGGGTGTTATAACCAGCAAAGACGTATCCTCTAGCAGGGTCTAAGTTACCATCTAATTCTGTCTCTAGGTTCTTAGTCCACTCAAATACATTTGCAGTAAATGTAGCAAGTTCACCAACTGCTTCTAATCTAATAGTAGTTGTACCTGTAGCATATCCAACACCACGGTTTTCAACGGAAACTGTAAGTACCTTACCTTTATCTTCTCCAGTAGTACCAATAGTTGCTTTACCAACAGCACCATATCCTTCACCATTAATAATAACTCTTGGAGGTGAAGTATATCCATCACCAGAAGCAATAACAGCGATTGAAACAATACGACCATTAATAACGATTGGTTGTGCTACAGCACCTTCACCAGAGTTTAGTTTGATTGTAGGTGAAGAAGTATAGGATTGTCCTGCATTAGTAACTGAAATACTCTTAATAGGACCACGTACAGCAGCAGTTGCAGTTGCACCAGTTCCATCACCACCAGATATAGAAACTAGTGGTTCAGAAGTATACTCTTGACCAGGATCTCCCACAAGGATCTTAGTTACTACACCGTTAGTAATAACAGCGGTAGCAGTAGCACCGAATCCACCACCACCCACGATAGAAACAAGAGGACTGCTAGTATAACCAGTACCTCCTGAGGTGACATCGATTTCATATAGTGAACCATTAACTACAACAGAAGCAGCGGCACCAGATCCACCACCACCTGTGATTTCAATAGCAGGAGTTGCAGCAGCGTCATATCCTTTACCAACGTTAGTAATATTGATACCTGTGACACCACCATACTTAATTTTGCTCTCAGACTTATAAGACCAAGCAGCAACACCATTAACCCAAGTACCTATAGGTCCAAATGCAGTAGGAGGACGTTCTGATACAGTGTCTACTACTCTTGGAATTCTACTTAATTTTCTTTGGTTACCTGGAATTAGGGCAGATCCTATGAAAGGTCCAACCTTATAGTTTGGTATACCAGTCGTTGCAACATAAGAATAGTCGTCATTGAAGAAAACATTCTGTATATTGGTAGTAAAGTCTTTTATAGTACCACTAATACTCTCAACATCAGACTTACCTCTGTTCAAGTCAACTGACATCAAGATATTACCCTGTGGAGGGTTTGCTGAAGGAGCAGCTATCTGATATGAGAACGTAGTAGCATTAATACGTGATGTTACTTCAAACGTACCATTGAAGATCGTTGGGTTAGCACCATAGATGGTTACAGCGTCACCAACCAACAAACCGTGATTATTTGTAGTATATACGGTTGCTGTCTGGTTATTCAAACCACCTGGTTCAATATTATTAACTGAGATCAACTTCTTGACGTTGTACAGCCAAGATGTTACCTTTTTATCAGTAGTAGAAGAACCAAGCGATGCAACGTTTAGTTTATCACCAGCCAAGTAATAAGAACCAGTGTCAGACAGAACGGTTCCTGTTGCCTCAGCAATACCCAAAATACGAAGTTTTACTTCAGTATCAAGCCCTCGATCAACATAGCAGAAGATATCTGAGTAAATCGTCGTACCACTATCCCAATCTTCAACAATATTGTTCTTAGAACGAGTACACTCAATAAACTGGTTTAATGACTTCTCTTTATACTGTACATACTCACTATCTCCCATTATGATAAGACCATTTCTCTCTGGCCAACCAATAGTAGAGTCAACAGTGATAATTGAATCTGTTGAGTTAATTGGTTCTACAAGAGTGGTTTTATAAGGTATAGTAAATTTACCAAGTAAAGTTTCTTCAGATATTGATAATTCATAGATTGTACCAACACCAGTGTTGATAGCAATTACGTTTTCAACTAAGCAACTAGCATCCTTTACATTAGTATCTACAGCATCAGCATATTGGAATAACTGAGAGTCCTGGATGTTTCTAGAATCTCCACTAATGAGTTCAACACGAATAATCGTATCTACACTCCAAGTAGCAGCAGATGGAGTAATTAACTCATTTTTAGGGTAAGATACATCAACTGTCTCAGAAAATAGGATTTTAAAGAGATATTCTGTAGCAGTCTTAGTACCTTTTGAGATATAGAAGTCCTTGATCGTCTTAATGATCTGAGGAGCATTTACCTTAGTATAATCAATTGGAGCATTAGGTAAAAACTGATTTACAAAACGCTGATACAGTTCCTTAGAGAATAAAGCATCTAAGTTAGTAATAGTAGTGTCTTTGGCGTGTGAAGACTGAATACTCTCAACTTCTTTAGTGTATATCTGATTTCCTCTCTGATCAAACTCAGTTACACCAGAAACACCCCTCTTACAGTCTCTAAACTGAGATGGTAGATAATCTTTACCTGGATTATGGATAGTAAATCCTGTTACCTCGCCAAATCCAACATCACAAGATGCTGCAGCGGATTTTGGTTCAGCAATAACAACTGTTGGAGGTTCAGTAGAAGAATATCCAGATCCAAAACTGGTTATGTTAATATCAGTAATCTCACCATTAAAGATGGTAGCAACAGCAGTTGCACCTACACCACCTATAGGATTACCTGAAAGATCCTTTCTATTATCAACAATATAGACAGAAGGAGGATCAGTATAACCTGTACCACCAAATAGTAATTCAATATCAACTAATTTACCACCACTTACCGATACATCAAGAATTTGAGCACCAACAGGGTCGATTATACGGCATCTAGGAGGAGTTGTATAACCTTTACCTGGAGCAATGAGTGTTACACCATTTACCCTACCATAAGCATCTATAGTCGCTTCAGCAGATGCCTGGATAGAATTAACAGCAGTAGGAGCTTCAATCCAAACTGTAGGAGCAGTCTTATAATTTAAACCACCTGCAGTTACAGTAATAGAACCAGTTTCTACTGATCCTTCTCCATCAATAGTAGCATCGGATATCTTTGCACCTGATGGGTTTGTAAATGAAATAGATGGAATAGTATCGTATCCAGAACCAGAAGAGGTTACATTTATTGCAGATACCTGACCAGTTGTATCATCAACCGTGACAGTTGCTTTTGCTATAACACCAGATGCATCAGAGGGTGGGTCAAATATTACTATAGGAGGGTTAGCAGATGTATAACCTTGTCCACCATCAATTAGACTAATATCCTTAATACCATTAACAAGTGACTCAGCAGTACCTAAAGTACCTTTTACACCAGCAGGAGACAGAATTGTTGTCTTTGGAGTAAAGTTTAATCTATATCCACTACCACCACTCTTTACTATAATGTCCTTTATCTCACCATCTTCTACCTTGGTGATTGCAGATGCACCTTTACCAAATTCAGGAGCAATTAGTTCTACAGCACGTACTGTAACTGTATGACCAATATCTAATGATGTAGAGAATATAATTTTATCTTCATATACAGTGAAATCTTCAAATGGTTTCTGAGGAACTCCATTTATTGCAACTAAACAAGAAACAGTAGAAAGTGGAGTATAACTCGATGTATTTAACTTTAAATCAAATATTTTTGTATAATCTTCATCAACGTTAATGGCATCTAGTGCTCTTACAGGAACGCTAGTATAACCAATCAAGTATTCTATAGTTGTAGGAGCAGTAGACCCTTGAGGGATGCTAGGAGCGTCTCCTATAAAGCGTATAGTAGCACCTTCTACCACATACTGTGTAGTAGGCTCATACTGAACACCATTAACAATAACACGAAGATATTCTGGAGCAGATGGCGATATTGGAGTACCAAGAAGATTCAGATTGAATTGTGTCTTTACACCATCAACCTGAGTTACAATACTCTCAAGTAATTGAATCTTTTTATTAAATTCTTCGTTATTAACACCAGGAGTGAATACTACCTCTGGTGACTTTGTTGTGGACTCGTAATATATGATCTCATCATCAATCTTTATAGTACCGTCTTTCTCTAAGAAATAATCAACAGTCTCTACAGTTATATTATTATCACTCGGTGTCACATCAGATAGTACTATCGATGATGACGATATAAAATTCGGGTCATACTCGTCAGAATTGACATCAGTATAACTGAGTATATTGTTCAGAACATCATAAGGTCTACCAGACTTTTCTTGCGATTTGTAGTATTGAACCATCAAATCGACAAAAGCCTGATCCTCCTCCTTTATAAATGCAGGAATCTGATCCTGTAACCGTTGGGATACCTTAACTGCCTTCATTTGTTGTTATCGTCTTAGAAGCAAGTATCGAAATCTGGATATTCGAATACTGTGGTTGGATAATCAATGATATTTATCGAGGTTCCATCGAAGTTAATTGCAGTAAAGTCGAATGGATCGAATGTTGGAATGTTACTTCCATCAATTGTGTAATCTATAGTGATTACTTGTGGGTTGAAGATGGTAGGATCAACACCTGTACCGATATTCACATTACCAGCAGATAGAATTACTGTAATAGGAATACGTGCTGTACCATCTGGAGTATTCTGTACATTTACAGGACCCAAACAAACTTGTCCAGTCTTGTAATTAACTGTTCCAACCCCTTGCTTCAAGATAACTTCTGCTTCATCCAATTTAGTTACCATAATCAAAGATCCCTTACCATCATCTCTGACATTAACGGGAAGGAGTGCTGAAGTATCATTCTCAATGAATGTACTAGTACTTAAAACAGAATTGGTTGTAAGTTGTTGACTTTGTACGGCAAGATTGAGTAAATTCTCAGTATATCCTGTAGAATAGAAAATTCCAGATTTAACAGAGGAGAATTTAGGAGCACAGGTAGATCCTGTACCACCTGCGCCAGTAGTACCACCAGATATGTCATTAGGATTCAAAATCTCATTACCAAAGTCAACGCACTGCGTAAAGGTTGACCCAAATGGGAACCCTTCTACGTTCATACCTAATGTCATAGAAGTAGTATTACCGCTAATAGCATTATCAGAAGAATCAACCATAGTCTGAAATGCAGAACCATCTATTCTTCCGTTAAACCTATTAGCAGATCCTTGAGTATTGTACTGATCTATAGCGGAGAGTACTTTAGTAGCAACCTCGTTATTAGATTGAGAGGTCTTAGTACCATCAAAAAATACGTAAGACTTAGGTCTAATGTATAATGTTGTAGGATCAATAATGACTGGTTCAATAGCAGCCATTGAATACTTCAAAAGATCGGTTTTGATGCGCTTCTTAGTAGTTTCGTTTAAGTTAGCACCGCTTTTAGTTCTTATAGCGATGTAAACCTTTCCGTATACAGGTGGATATACACGCTCACCACCATATGCTGTTACGGATTTAGCGGAGGGATATACATTCTTAGTGATATATTCATAATCAGACTCCGTGACTGCTCTATTCTGTGAGGAGTATGCTCTAGGAGCATTGTACTTAATGCTTATTATATCTTCGCCTTCTTCACCAGACTGTGACGCATCTACTGTTGCCAATGATATACTACCAGCAGGTAAGTACCTTCCTGTGTTATCAATTACGCGGCCAATAAAGTTAAATTTCTTACATCCGTTTGCTGCTGAACCATCTGTACGCACATAGCGCATCTTGATGATCTCACCCGCAATTAGTTCACGGCAAATAATACCATCCCCGAAAATAACCTGATATCTAAGATCATCAGTCTCCTCAAGGAAGTAACCACGAGTAGTTCCATCAACATTAACAATGTTGGTAACGCGATTATAAGTGTCGATCTCCTCGGACTGTGCGTTAGGTGAGATAGACACATACAATAGATCTGTGTCAACATTATCAACAGGAATTTCATACTTACGTTGTTTAACATCAGTTACTGTATACTTGTATTCTAACAAGTTACCTTGGTAAATTACCGTCTTGTTAAAACTAGCAATACCTGTAGACTGATCAACAGCAGCAGCAATGTCATTAGGTACAGTAAAAATAAAAGATTGTCCATCTACCGCAGACATAAACACATCTCCTTTAGGGAGTGTGACCTGTGCGGGATATATGGTACTATCGCCAATATAGGATGTCTGTACAGAGAAATTGATACACGCCTTAGAGGCTTTAATAGATCTCGGTGTATAATTTAACTGTTTTGCAATTTTGACTACGTTATCACGAATGGTAGCAGACTCAAGGAATGCTTCATTCATACTCATATTAGCGTTAAATGCAGAGTAGTATGTATTGTACGCTAAAATATCAAGTAAATATGACGCAGCTGAACCATCAAAGTCGTAATCGGTAAACTCTGTCCTAGTTCGAAGGTACGATCTAATAGACTCTTTAATTTCAGAAAAGTCTAAAGACGTTAAATTTGATGGAATTGCTGACATTGATTATGCACGTTCTAATAGGAATTCAACGGATTGTACGAGAGTTTCACCAATAATTGTATAATCAATTTCTATATGTAGTGTATTTTCATCATTTCTATCAGGAAATAACCTGACATCATTTAATCCTACTCTTGGTTCAAATCTAGTGACAACGTTCCTGATTTCCTCTTTAATTTCTTCTCCTACGAAGACATCAAACGGTTCAAACAACATTTGCCTTAGACGAGAACCTTTTTTAGGTTGAAAAGGTCTCTCAGTGTATCCTGTACTAACAAGATTACGAATAGACTGTTTTATAGCATTTTCGTTTTTAACTACAGTAAAGTCCTCAGTATTAGGATTAGGCTTAAATCCAATACTAAAGTCCTTGAACGCTCTGCTGAGTGATCTATCTGCCCTAAAGCGATATGCCATTTAGTCTTTCTTATGTTTTTGCAGGTATTTATCTGATCTTGGATCAGTTATAAGATACTTACAATGTTCCCACCCATCCTTCTTGAAGCTCTCACTCATATCAACAGGTCGCCTTACGGGTCCTTTTGTCCACTCTGGAGGTTCTTCTAGTTTAGAATTTGTCATAATCAGTACCACTGTTTACTATTTAGCGAGTTATGTGCTATACTTCAGGGAGTTAGTAAGTTCAAATGGCTGTAAGATCAAAAGCAGGATCCTGGGGTGCTAGTACCTATGTGTCTCCTCCAGCGAAAAAGACCAGACAAGGCAACAGCAAAAACACAAAATATGCTGCAAGCAGCAGAAATCACGCTAAAAAGCGTTATAGAGGGCAGGGTTAACCTGCCAACACGGTTGCTGACCCAAAAGCAACCACAGAACTACAAGGCCAACTTAGTTTAGGTTTACCAGCACCCAGAGGGTCGATTATTCGTATTATACGCCTCTTTAAAGCGAATACGGTAAAAGTAGTCGATTCTGCCACTCTAACGTGTCCTACGCCTCCCATATCCTCCATTGTGAGCAATCCACAGAGGGTTGGGGTCGGTATTATACAAGTTAACTTACCACAAGGACACAAATAGTTTATAATATTGGTTGTAACTGAAATATGAGGTGTAAACGTATCCATTTCGAGCATAATCGGTAGTCTATGGACTAAAACGGTTGCTCGGAGTGGATTTAGTGCTTCTAGAGGTATTAGAGGTTGAGGCGGCCACCAACAAGTCTTATTTTTGATCGTTATAGAATATGGTATAGGTGGAGATCCACAAGGTTGCGTACTATGGATAGTCGAAGGGATAGGTATTCCGTGTCCTGAACACGGAAGTCCATTATGAAATGAAACTGGTCGTAAAACTCCTAATGCCATTACTTAACGTCAAATGTTAAATCGCACTCATCAAAATATGGGTTGCCAAAAGTATTTAGTGAATCGTCCAATAATGTCGCACCTGCGCCGCCCCAATTTCTATAGTTGAGAGACCCCTCATAAGGTCCCATTTCCATATGGTTCTCTGCATTAACTAGTTTAGGTGGAACAGCAATTGCAGCGTGTGTAACCTCTTCTAGTGCCTTTCCGCAAGGTGATGATACTACAGGTGGTGAAGAACAAGGATTATCTGCTGTTATTGGGTTACCATCGCTATCGTAACCTGCATTTACGTCCAAAACACCATCTACAACAAAATTATGCCAGCACGGATTAGGGAATTTACCACCAGAACAACTTGCTAGAGTTACACTATTATAGGTTACCTCGTTAGTTTGCCCTGTAGGTTGACCATTACCATCAACTTCTTGCTGTGTAATAGTAGTTGTACCCCATCCAGTGTAATTTCCAGCACCAGCCCAGGTCTCAAACTGCTCAAGTTCACTCATATTTGTTATACCATAGTCATATGTTTGCTCATCTCCTCCAATTGGAGCAAAAGTATACTGTCCTGGAGAGGATTCATAGCATCTTCCCTTTGCTTGACCATTACTACAGGGGTGAGAATTCTTAATTTCACCAGAAATTTCAGTAACACGTGGTCTTAATGTGGCAGGATCACCCATACTCTTCAAAAAATTGAGAAAAGCGGTGTTTGTAGCTTCCCCTGCACCTGAAACATCACCTTCAAATTGTATACTAATGCGAATTCTTGCCATTTCTCGCTTAGAACCGCAATATTTGAATGGCATATACCCAAATACCTTCTCATCTCCGTTCTCATCAAGTGAAGTATACGGACAAGGTATGTCAAAAAAGCGTCTTACTTGGTACATTTTGGGTTGTCCGACCTCTACACATCCGCTAGGATAGATTCCTGCCATTCCAGAAGACATTTTTTTCTCAATTGTAGAGGAAACTGGTGCGGATTGCTTCCAAGTATTACTAATCCACTCATTATTTGTGTTCCAATCGGGTGCAAGAGTCCGTAATTGACCAAAAACTGCCTCTTCATCCCAATTTTTAGCCCAATCTGTCCATCCTACACCTGAATTAGGCTGAAAACAGTTATTTGGAATGACTTCACCACAGAATCTTGTCTTTTCATCTGGTTCAGTATCAGTCATTGTAAGATATCCACGTTTTACACTCGTTTCTTTGTTCTTATTATACTCTTCGAACATACCTTGCATTTCTTTTTTAGACGCTTCTAGTTTTTGGTTAGCGTCAGGAGCATCTCCACCAAACTTTTCAAGGGATGTTGCGACTTCATCTTCATATGGTAAGTTCGCTTCACCGACAAAAGTATCAACTCTAGTATCAGATTCCCTATCAACTACTATAATACGAGGTACAAAGTTAGGAGGATACCCATCACCAGCGTCTTCTATGATAACTTGGTCAATACATCCTAAATTATCCACTGTTGCTCTTACTTTTGCTTGACGGAGCACTCCAGTGAAGTCTGATTCGGTAACATATTGCTGATTATTGATATCTGCAGCAGTTTGACGGAAATTATCCTCAGAACGACCATAATCTAGCGTATTTGTTAATTCTATCTGTACTTCAGTCGAAGAATCGTCTGTAAATGACTCATTTATGTTTTTTGCGGGATCTATGAACCCTTGATCACGTAAAACTTCGGGAATTTCGATAGAAATCTCTGGAGCCTTGTATCCAGACCCCGCATTGATGATTTGGACGCTTTCTAACTTACCTTGAGCATTTGTGAGACCGTGTATTTCCGCTACATCAATAGTTCTTTGTGGAATTAGTGCATCTGGGTCAACATTGACTCTAGTATACGCTACTTTCTTCGGAAACTCATATACACCAAATACCGCACCTTTATCTTCTATACCATAACCAGCTAGCGCGATGATTGTGCCACTATTCTGCGAAGTATAGGAATTATTGTAAACAAATGCGTTTCCATTGCCTTCTTGCTGTAATTGCGTCAATTCCATATACCCACAATTCATCTCATCACCAAAATAACGCACTGCAGTGATCATCCAACCGTTAATTCGCTCTCCAATAGCAAAAAATCCCGTAGATGTAGTATATCTGAAGAAAAGACGGTGATCATCGGTTCCGCAAGTCCAAAATGACTCCGAACCACCTGGAGTTTGGTCGGGAACGTCCACAAATAGCCTTGTTTTCTTCGTTCTCCACACAGATTCCTTAATTGTATAGTTAAATGACTTAAAATCACGTGTTACTATGCAAGGCTGGTTATTTGTATATTGTTGTTGGCAACAGTTAGCATCTGATGTTACCATATTGATGCCATATATGGGTCCATTCCACGGATATGTCGTATCATAGAGGTAATAGACGAATTGACCCTCAAAAGCGTCGTGAAAACCGAGATATTTGGGTACAGATGCCTTTACAGCACCATTTTTGCCATAAAACCACTCAAAATGGGCAGAATCGGTCAAAATTTCGGCATTATCGGGGTCTCCCCACCCTTTTACGCAAGGAACGTCCCCTTTTTCGAGCAAATAGTCGTCTTCAGTGAAGGTTCCGTTGCCTTGGTAGTCCCAATCGTACCATCCACTCCTATTAACTTCACCAGTATCGTGTGGTCTTCCAACTTCTATGATCCTTGAGCTCTTTCTTGGACCAGTCGAAGTCATCACATATCCTACAATTCCAACATACTGGTACTCCTCATTCATAGGGTCACCTGGGTCAGCGACACCAGGAACGCCTGTCTCAAGGTTAACCTCGAATTGAGGTCTTAGAGTATAGAAGTGATCTGGACCTTTGTAGTTGGCAGGAGCAAGGTATTCGTGTAATGGTAGAACAGACTCACCTGGTACTAGTGTTCCAGATGCTACTGCTGCTGCTTCAGATGTAAAAATATATCCTAGTAGTTCTTGTCCTGATCCTGTTGTTAGATATGTGTCCTTACCTGTACCATCCCAATTACTATACAATGGAGTAGTACCACCAATTGCTTCGTCTTCTATAGCAAAATAGAATTTACTCTTCTGACGTGGTTCTCTGTTGTATGATCTATGTTCGTATTTTGTTTCACGGACTGCTTGGTCAGGATAGTATGCGTGGTCACGTAGCTTACCACTATAGTAACGGTATATTATGGTTCTCTCTGTACCACACGTGTTACCAACACCCACGATATACACACGGGCATTACAGTCACTCCCGTGATTATCTTTAAAGCATAGTTTAGTACCACTGTCTTGTACAGTGAAACCACCATATCCTGTACCTTGAGTTATTGTACAATTATATGTCTGCCCACCTTCAACATTTATTGTAGTTGATGCTGTTCCTGAATAATTACTTCCTTGTGTGAATGTTATCCCGCCTACACTATATGTACCTAATGCGGTACCTGCGGTATTAGGATTATCACTCCACGCAAAGTCTAACTGTATAGTAGCGTTACCTGTGCCTGTACAAACGATATTTCCATTAGAATCAAATGTAGCAGTGACGTTTGATGCATTATTGCCAGGTAAAGGTAAACATATTTCCTCTTTCTCTCCAATATAAAAGACCTCATCTTTACCAAGGCGATATCCACCCTCACCTTCACCATCAAAGGTTATCTTATAATTTGCGGGTACGTTCTTTAATCCATCATTGGGACCACCTGAGCCATCATTATATGTGACTTTATAGTCCTGAGAGTCAATCGGATTCTTGAAGCTCCTCCCCGTCTCTAGGATGTACGCTGGCAAGTTGATCTATACGCTGTTCAAGATTATTTAGTCTGTCGAATAGAGTATCAAATAGTTGAGTCAAATTACTATGCTTGTCATCTCCAGGTATCTTATACTGAATCATATCAGCACCACGCCCTAGCATCTGCTCTATACCTGCTATACGTTCCGCTAGGTTGGTTGCAGTCTTCGCTATCATCTCAAACCTCCATTCATTCTCTTCCTCTATATTAGCGAATTTAGGAATCTCAGGAGCATTAGGATGTTGTGTATAATTTGGTTGCTGTTGAGCAGGATACTTGATTTGCATTAGAAATAGTTAATGTTAAGTACAACACGGAACTTCTCATCAGTACAAGATGTTCCAGCGTGCGGTGTTCCTACAGGGAATTTAATAATACGGTTCGCAACTGATTCTACTTTAGGACCATCTTGGAAGAATGTATATCCGTTATTATCATTTAGATAGAATATCGCTGTTGTCGCACCACAGAACTCATCTGAACCGTATTCACCACAGTCAGTATGGTAATCATACTCTACTAGGTTATCTGTATGGTGGTTTAGGTTTGCTTTAATACGAATCAGTGCTCTGGGTTTAAGAGCGTTGATGACTGGTAGTATATACTCGTAAAACTCATTCTGGGGTTGTCCACCTGCATACAGGTAGTTTACCATCTGCCAATTATAGATCTCCTTCGCTTGTAACTCAGGGTCTACCATACGTGCAACGTGCATTACCTTTGCTTGATTCACAAACCACGGAAAGTCTTGCCCACATAACACCTCCTGCATTTTCAGAAAGTCTTCAGTCTTTAGGAAGTTATCCTTCTTTAGGATAATACTATCCTTGACTATATCCACAGTTTGAAAGATTTCCATAATAGTTACGACGCTCGCGGGGTACTGTTCAAAGGGTATTATTATTCTATAAATGTATCCGCATCTAGTTTAGCACATATAGACCTCCACGTGGCTTGAACCTTTTCCAATGGTTTCCCACCACAAACTTCAGCCTTGTATAACAGACACCACCTTCCGCTATTAGCAATAAGCTGACGTTCTTCCTTTGTAAGAGTGATGGTCCACTCAGTCTGTTCGGGCATACCCTCATATCTGACCATTATATTATAACACGTTGTCAAGTGTTAGTCAGTATCTTTGACAAATACGGCAGTATTGTCATCAATCTCATATGAAAGTATGTCACTTGGTAACCATCCTAGATCTTCTGTAAGATCATCTGGTAGAATAATGTACAGGTCACCAGTGTGATCGTCTTCCTGGATCTCTGTAATAAATCGTCTAGTCATTCTTTTTACGTATCACATACCTGATCAGAGGTATATAGGTGTTTATCTTCTCTACTTTACTGACATCGTATGCTTTATGGTGTATCATATAACCATCTCCGATATATGCTGCACCGTGTGATACTCTTTTCCCTGTGAAGTCCATTAGCAACAGGTCGAAGACTTTCAGAGAGTCTGTGGAAAACGTATCCTTAGAATTATCGTATACACACTCCCAGTCTTCACCTTCCCACAGATCCTTCATAAACTGTCTGGCACTGAAGGAGTAGTCTTCTTTACATTCGTGGTAACCGAGGTCTACACCCATATCGTACAATAGCGTGAAGCATCCCCCACCCTTCTGTTTCTTCCAAGGGCGACCTAGGTACTTCGAGTACTCCTCCTCGTATTTTTTGATTAACTTATCCGACATTTTTTACCTGGGAAATTTTTTTGTATATAGGGGGACCCTAATCGCGATTTCGATAATATGCTGTCCCCTATACTTTTGTAGGTTACACTCAAACACTTTTTTTATATGTCGAAAGTGTTAATTAGTGAGTGCACAGTTGTTGTTAATTAGTGGCATCAATTCCTACATCATAACATAACCCTTCGAGGATGAAATAATCACATAATTGTTGATACTGAAGCAACTGCTCATTTAGTCCACAATCTATTAAGAACTGTGCGACCTCTATTTGTTCATCAGGCGGCAAATTACCCTCGTCGAGTAACTCTAACCACGTTGCAATCTTACTGGGAATGTGTATAGTCAAGGTCTAAATCTCCAAATGATTGATCTTCATACTCGATGTAATCTGTATCTTGATTATCATCTTCATCGAGCATATTGTCTATCCAATCTTTATACTCAATGTGACGTAATTTGTCATCCATTGTTGTAACCCTCCTGATTGTAATTAGAGTTTGATTGTTTATACTCAGAGTAGTCATTATACTCTGAATTGTTGTTAACAACTCTCCCCTTATTTCGGTTCGAATTGTTTCTCTTTTCTCGGAGACTTTTGGGTCTATTTGACTTATACGTATCGTTACGTTTGTAAGTCCTTCCCATTGTAATTAATGCTACTATGTAACATCGTAGACTGCAACACTAATTATAAAGAATCAATCCCAATTTTGTCAAGGTTTGTGTCAATTTGTGTACATCCCTATGTGTTGACAACTCGTGCGTTACTAGATAGACTCCTAAGGTTGCTAATCCTCCGCTAGTTTATAACATTTATTCACTGCTTATTGTAGTGCTTATGTTATACTTTATCCACTGTATTTTCCACAGTTAAATGATAGTTTTCCACACATATTGTGGAAGAGATAAAATTACATAGTATATTTATTTTACCATTTAATTATTATAGCGGGGATACTAATCTATGGGTCTATTTGATACTAACTCCACTTGAGATTGTGATAATTATCATTCAATTTGTTGCCGTCTATGTGTAAAACATTCCTGCAATCGTTGGTAGTTGGTATAAATGCGCTTGCACATAATCGGGCAATTCTTCTTACTACGGTCTTACCATTTTGCCTTAATGTAACACGTCGATATCCATTTTCATTTAAATGTGTCTTTAATTGTCGCCATTTTCCATACTTAGCAGAATAAACTGTTCCGTCGCTATCTATAAAATAGTCCTCGTAATCTGGTATTTGTTTGTATACCTTACCATCGGCATCTTTGTAAGTGTTGTTATCAACTTTAGTGAATAAGTAAGTCATTAGTTTAATACCTCATTTCAAAAAGGGGCGACGTTAAATGTTAACGAAATACGATTTGGATGCCCATTTCCTTCATATCCGTGTTGCATATTTGGGGGGTGAATGATAACATCTCCCTCGTTATATGGTACAGTACAATCTAATTGATTGAACGCATTTTGTGCTGTATTGTTTACAACAACTACTGGGTAATGTGTGCTACTACAATGTCTACGAAATTTCATCATTGCGTGCTTATTTGGTTCAAAGTTTATGAAATATGTGCCACTATATAACACATTGCTGTGCTCGTGTGGTGCATACATAGACCCCTCATTACCCAATTCTAAGTATGAATCAGCGAGTTTAATTGTATCGCCTAAATCATATGCTAGTGCGTCCTTATTTGTCTTACTAATTGCCTCTAATATCATTTCTTTAATAACACTTAGTTCAGGCAATTCTAGTATGTTAGATGGACCTAACTGCTGCACTTTATGACTGATATAATGTCTATTATTATCGCTAATTTCCTTTAATGATGATATGTAATCTAGGATAATTGCCTTGTGTTCAGTATGATTTTTATTGGTATATCTTCCCACTGGTTGCATAAACAAACCATAGACAGTTGGGTTCGCTATTTGTTCTAAACTGTCTGATAATTCCTCAGTCATAATGTATAATAATAAAGGACAATAAAAAAGAGAGAATATTTAATTCCCTCTATTATATAGCATAGATTGATACCTTGTCAATGCAATTTACTCAAGTAGCATACCACTAACAAATGGAATTGAAGAACCATCGCAACACTTAAAGAACCAAGTAAAGTTCTTTTGGTATACTCCCTCACCCCATTTTCCTACTGCGTCGATGATAGCGTTTAGGCGGGATTTGGTTGTATTTGATTGCCAACCTCCGTCAAATAGGCGGAAATCGATTCTACTAACCTCAGCGATCTTGTTACCGTGTAGGTATACAATAGCGTTGTTAGTCTCTGGATCAATTTGTACACTTGTGTTTGAAGATTGCCAGTTAACTCTGTTAAGAATTGCTTGGTTCATTTGTGATTCAATCTTTCTCATAATGTCGTGTAATTGTTTGATCTTTTAGTATAATAGGCGATCAGATGGGCAAATGGGAGAAATGTGTGTAGGTTGTTTAACTGGCACACTCCAAACGCCATTCTGATTTGTTTATACTATTATGGCAAGTTGTACACGTTAATGCACTCCAACTAAAATGAAATACACGTGCATTGTTGTTACAAACTGGGCAAACTATTTCTTTGCCGTTATAACCTGCCCTAGTATATCTGTTGACGTTTGTCATTAGTTTGACTCCATAGATTGTACTAGTTTGTCAACACATTGGGCATAATCTCCATTGGTTTCGATAATACATTTCTCAACATCATTTGCAGTGAAATTATCAGTAACTTCCTCTAATGCTGAGAAGATATTATCAACATCAAGAGAGAAATTGCCTCCTGCTTGATAATCATCATTGCCCTCAATGTATCCCTCTAAACAGTAAAGAATTGTAGAGATTTCATTACCTGTTAGTCTAACATTGTGGACTGATTCTTCAAAACTCATTAATACTCCTCCTGTGCAATAAATGGGACAATGTTATCAGTAGTGACCCTATATCCAGTCACTTCAGCATTAACGTGATCTCCTAAATCATCATCATAGTATGATAAATTAGAGTTCAAGTATGCTTGGATTTCTTCACATAAATGAACAGGATTAGGGTTGTCGTCGTGTTCACATACTATGCGAAATGTGTAGTTGAATGTTTGTACTTTAGTCATCAAATTCCTCCACTAAATCATTTAAATCATTGAGAAATAACCACTCGTATTTCTCACTTGGGTCAACACCATTGACAACATATTCTTCATAGATAGCGTCTGCATCTTTGAAGTTCTCCATATCAACGTGAGTACGCAATTTACAGAGATAGTTGTCTTCGAGTAGGCGAATACTTGCCTCTCTATGTGTCACTAATTCCATCAAGATTGTCCTCCGTGAGTGATAGCAATTTCTGCTTTGTGGAATGATTTGAGTGCTTTCTTTGCCTCCTTTAGTGTAGAATAAGAGGCATATTTGCACTTTTGACTATTAGGTGACCAATACCTAATTGTTGCGTTCATTGTGCATTTACCTCCGAAAGTTGGTTGAGTTTACGTCTAATAGTGTTCCAATGTTCGTTTACTAAATCATCAGTTTCGCAGATTTGTTCTTGCTCAATTAATAACAATAGAGAGTCAAGTTCCTGATAGGTTAGTATGACTTTATCCATTGAATTAATCAGCAACGTTAACAACTACTTCCCACACTTTACCATACTCAGTTAACCATTGCTTCTGGTAAGTTGAAAGAGTAATTGAATAGTTGTTTAACAAATCGTCTGCTGATTGAATAGGTAATCCGTTAGCATTGCAGAAGTTGTTAAGAACGATGGTGAGAAATTGTAGCATAATAAAGAAAAGAATGTGAGGGGAATTTCACCCCTCTGGTTGTTAGTTAGTCTACCTC